TATCTGCTCGATGTAGCGATAGGCGCCACGTGCTGCTGTTTCTAACCATTTCTGTATTGCTGATGACGTACGTAATTCATTTATACTTATATTTATTGCGTTATCCTCGATATTCTCCATTCTACCTGCGGCGTACACGCCCGCTGAACGTTCAGCACCAATATTACCTTCGAGCCCATTAACGATGCGAACGCCGACGTCCGTTCCAATTGAGAATGGGTTATCCGTTCCCGAATCAATGAATTCAGTCTCTTCCTTATAATTCACTTCGACAGGTAGACTTACTTCTGGTCCTCTCTGTGGCCATGGGAGACATGATGTGAAGTAATCCTTTTCCCAAGCTCTTTGGCGCAATGCATTCATATCGGCCAAAGTCGCTGTATGGATGTCCACTTTAGTGCTAACATTCGGATCACGATAGTACTCGTTCCATATCTCCGTGTACATACGGAACGGCAGAGCACTTACCTGGTAAGAATTTGTTACAGTTGTCAATGCGTTGGTAACTGGTAATCCAAGATGATCGGCAAGTGTATTTTTTGTGAAGTAATTCTTATTTGATTCGTTATACGTAAATGTGGGAAATGTTGGCGTAGATGTACCTTGTTGACCTCCTGTTATGAACTCCTCCCATTCGTTCCAGACAATTCTGTTGGGTACGAAGAAGTAGTGAACATATAGATTGACTCTATGCATTATAGGAGCGATAAGGGGCATCATCCGGAGCATAGTTTCGGTTTTTACCTTGAAGTAGTCCCCTGGGAGTATCTCTTGCAAGTAGATCGGTACGAGCTTACCGAAGTCGGTTGTTAGTTTGCGCTCGTGTGATAGGTCGAAGGCCGAACTCTTAGGTCGGCTTGTTCGAATGGATTCGAAGACTTTCATGATTGGCTCATTAGAGTAGGTTCGCCTAGCTCAATAATTCTAAGTTGAGCTTTTTCGCTTAGTTTAACTCGGCGAAACTCTTCATCAAATAGTTGTTTGATGAGTACTTGTTCGCCTACGCGGCGAACTGTTTTTATGTGCTCGAGCTGTGACCTAGTCACATCATCGATTCTTACGTTTAGTTGTTTCATGCTAGCAAGCTAGCATTATTTTTTTGCTATACAAATTCTTGTATAGCTTTTTTTCGTGACACCTACAGTTTTTTTGTTCGCCATTTCTCGCTTGTCGTCATCGGTACCCTCTTCCTTCGTGCTTGTTTTTTGCTCACTTTTTCACTGGTTGGTGTCACTCAGCATATATATATCAAGTTTGTATATATGCTGTGGGGCTGGCCAAGGCCATCCCGTTTTTTGCGACTTTTTCAAAGTCGGCCCTTGCAGCGCGATGCTCGCCCGGGGGGCTCCCTCTCGCTTTGCTTTTTTGTTTGGTGTTTTGTGGTGTACTGTTGGTAGGACAGACAGTTGTGGTGCGGCCCCTCCTGCTCCGTCCCGCACTGGCCCGTCCTCACGGGGACACGCACTTGCGCTCCGCTGGCCTTTGGGGACATGTGATTTTGTGGTTTTAAAGTAAGTCGGTAAGCCCTCCTTTATCTATCACTTTTGTAGAGGCTAGTACTTCTCTAGACCGTAGCTCTTTTTGAGGATCTGTGTAGCCTATTGCTGCTAGCCTTTCGAGTTCTCTGTAGTATCCGTTGAGTGCTTCTAGTGTGCCTTTTTCTGTAAGTCGTTTTTTAGTCCTTGCATCGAAGATGCGGTCTTTATAGTATCGGGGTAGTCTCTGTTTGTAACCGTTATTTATTACGTGTATTGCCTCATTATTGTAGTGCCAGTCTTTAAGACGGCCAATGTATTCGAAGCCGATTCCCGGCTTCCGTGACATAAGTGCGAATTCTGGAGTCCGTAGTTTGTCCTTCTTATTGAAGTTGACATGATATTTTGTCACGTAATGTATTCGTGCCTCATTGATTGGATCGACCCTTACGTGTCCATTTTGGCAGGAATTTGATCTTTCTTGTAGCTGATCGAATTTCAGATTGAATGGTATGCGATGGTAATGTGGTCGTTTAGTCTGTGTACCGTATTCACCGACAGCATAGTATCGTATTCTAGTAGTTTCATCTTTTTTACGTAGACGTTTGATGTATAGCTGTAAGTCCCGCTTATTAAGCGAGTGGTCAGTTCGGATGTGTTTAGCATCGTAGGTAAGAGTTACGAAGTGCGCAGACCGGGAGGCCTTGTGTTCCTGTTGTAGCCTGTAGGTCCAATCGTTTCTTTTGCTCACTAAGCACGCGGCACATTTGCCGCACGGGACAGAGATCGGTTTTTCCTCGTTCCCGGCATCGCACCACTCTATCGAGCGATGAGGCCAGATTGTTTTTTTGTCGAGACATTGCATTACAGCCGTATCCCACCTCGGGACATTTTGTAAGTGCCGAGAGATTTTTTTGAGGATTTTTTACCCCTCCGTTTGGTTCCCCTCCTAGAGGAGAACCTTTTTTTACCATAATTTTTTTTCATAGTTATTTTTTTTGTTTTGAGTTAACAACTTACTACAAAACCAAAGACCGCATTAAAGCGGACAAATTAGAGCGAACCAATAGAGTAAAACATTACAATTTTCTTAAAATTGACTTAAAGCAAAGTATATATTTATTTGAACGTTTAAAAGACAATTGCAGTAAAGTTGTCCATAAAATAAAAATGACTAGTAAATTTATGCACCAATTATTTTTGGAAACGGGAGAAAATTTATATAAACATTTATCTGATGAAATTGTAAATTTTGAAGACATGGCAGTTTGGAAAGCAAACAAACAGTGTACTAACTGTTAGCGTGAAAGCTAAACGCGCCCAAAAGCGAAAATTCTAGGTTTCCAATACGAATTATTAAGGGGTGTTATGGTTACGCCTTGGCTAGTTGACGCGTGGATAAACTCGTTTTGATTCAAAAGGATACCGACGTGTTTAACGGGGTTATTTAGGTTGTCTTTAAAAAAGACTAAATCCCCGCTTCTAATTGTATCTTTGTTTATAGGTTTGGCAAATTTATATTGTTGGTCTGCGGTTCTTGGCAAAGTAGTATCCGAATTTTCAAAAACATATTTAACAAATCCGCTACAATCAAAACCTTGCGGGGTTGTTCCGCCCCACGCGTACGGAACGCCTAAAAATTGTTTTGCGTAACTTGTTACTTTTAAACGTTTGGCTAAAAGGGCGTAAACTCCAGCCGTTGCTAGGCCAATAATTGGTATTAACATATTCATATAGTTTTATTTTTTTCGCTCCGCTAGGGGTTTTTTTAAAGTTGAAAGTCTAATTTTTAAATAAAAAAAGAAAGGGGTAAAAGTTTTCACTCGTACCCCTTGACTTTTCACCTTACTAAGCTACCTCCCCAGGCGCATAGTGTTACAAATGTACAAAATTTTTTAATAGTTTAAGCCACATTTACGCAATTTTTCTTTTGCTTCGTTGTAGTATATGAAATCCCATTCTCCGTCAATTGCCTGAAACAAACTTTCTCCGTAAGTTGATAAATAGTAATTATTAGCCCAAGTCATTTCGTAGCAATTGTAATTTAAAATTCTGTTTATTATTACAGGCTCGTAAAAAATATTAATTCCTAAAACTTCTTGATGTATATCGTCCATTAATTTGGCTAGTTCTTTTTGTTTAAATATAGACAAATCCGTATCGCTTGGCGGTATCATGCCAACGGGTTCTTCAAAAACATTTTCTAAATCTTGTCTTCGTCGAGGGGTTGCGATAATTTTAAACAGTTTATAACCTAGGTACGCAACTGTTCCGACTACTGCAATTGCTATAACTGTATCGGCTTTGTCGTTTCCTGTTGACGGTAGAAACGTCTTACTTTGCTTTTTTGCCATTTTTATCGAGGTTTTAAATTTAACATTTTTATTAATTCGGGTATTTTTGCTTTTACAATTGAACCAGTAAACATACCTAGCGGTTCATCTGTATTATAATTCTCGTTTGCCCACTTAAATACGTCATTTAGTGTTTTGGCTTCTTTTAACGTTTTCATATTCCGCTCAACTCATTAAAATAGGCTCTATTTTGTGGACTGCTTAGCCATTCAAAAAACTCGGCTGGGTATTCGCTTTTAAACTGCAACATTTCTTCGAGTGTTGGCGGTGCATTATCAATTAATTCACTTTGTACGGTTGGCGTTGGGGGTGGGGGTGGTGTTTTTGTAAGTTTCATTTGTTCAAGTCCTAACTCGGCGCGTCTAATTTCTAATTCTTCTTTTTTAATTTGAAAATAATTGTCGGCTAAACTTGGGGCGATTTCTTTGAATCCGTTTAGTAATTGTTCCATAATTGTAGCCTTTACGGGTGCTTGGTCGGCTAATTCGATTGCTTCTTCTTGCTCCGAAGTTAAATAGTCGATTTCATCTCTTAACTGCTCATTTTCAAGGCTTAAAAGATTATTTTCCATTGTCAAACGTTCCACGTTTACGCGGAGTTCTAATAATTCGCGGTCCGTTACAAGTGTCGTTTGTTTTGGTGATTCGTTTGGCAAAATTATTATTTCTTGGTCGTTTAATTCGTGTCCGCTTGTGTTTTTTACAATTTTGTACTGTGTTGGCGGTTCTCGGTGGTTATTACGAAATGTAATTAAATAAACCGCGTCAGGGGTTGCGCTACTTGTCAAAAATTTATTGATTTGTTTAACGCGTTCGCCAAATGGCACGCTTTTACTATTGTAAGGTATTGTAACTTTGTTATTTCTGTCGTGTAAGGCTACATACGCGTAACTTGTATCGTTTACAAGTTGGTTAAAGTGATTTAAGTCAATTTCTATCATTTTATTGAGGTATTGAAGGGAGTTGTGTATATCCGATATTTAGAACGGGAACGGTTGCCGTTGGTGTCAAGGTGTCATTTACTATGTTGCCCGCTACGCCTGTGCCTACGCAAGGAACTTGAAAATTGTCAAAAGCCGTTCCCGGGTTAATTCCCCCGTACTTTAATCCTAAAGGACAATAGTTAGCCGTTGGACTTGTAAGCGTGGTTAAAAAATTGGGGTTAAATCCTATCGGATTGTTTGGCAATTGCTCGGGTACTGCTGAAAAAGTAGGAACGTTTAACGCTCGTTGGTTGGCAATTTGGCAAAGTTCAAACGTTATTTCTTTACCTGTAAACACAAATAAAACGTCAATTTCAAATTGCATTTGAGAGGTTGCGAGTAAATAAGTTCTTGACGGGCTTGTGGTGTTTAACGTGCTAAAATTAAACTTGTTTTTAAAAGTTATTGTTTTCGTTACGTTTTGCGAAGTAATACGCAAAGTATAGATAGACGCGTTTAGTTGTATGTTTGCCAATAACGTATCAATATTACCGTCATTTAGTACGTATTGCGTATTAATGTGAGGTTGAAAAATTATTTTATCAATTACGGTGGTTTGTCCTTCTCCCACGTTTAAAATAGAAACGGAAGCGCCACTATTAAAAACGTGATACTGCGCTTCACCTTTTAAAATTTTGGCTTCTAATAACGGCGTAATCATTAGGCGTAAAAAAAATTAATGTACATGTTATTTGCTACCGTTACGTTTGAAATTTCCGCGATTATTTCGTCATTTCCCGATAAAGGTAAGGATAACGGGTAATAAACTTGGCTGCCTAACGTTGGCGCGTCAATTGCTCTTACGTTTGTACTTGTGATAAATTTTGTATTATTTATCGTAAGGGTTAAAAGTGGGTTTTCTGCGGCGTTCGCGTATGCAAAAAGTATGTTTATACCGTTCAAAACTCTACCGTCACGCGGTAAATTTATCGAAATTGCTCCGCTCGTACCAACGGGTAAAGGTAAAGTTTGCCCGTAAATTTTTCCGGCTAAGATATAGCGACTACGAACGGCGTCTAAAGACATTCCTAGTTGCTCACCTGGGTAAGCGGGGTTTCCCGCGAATCTTTTTTGTATTGAATTATCTATATTATTCATAAAATGATTTTATAAAAAACAGGCGTACATATATATACGCCTGTTTTGTGATTACAAAAATTAAAAGTTACCTTTTGAGTTGAATTGTGATCCAACGCCCTCAACAACAATTCTTAAAAAATCAACGCCTGTACTTGCGTTACTCGCGTGAATTGGTGCGCGCAAATCAAAGCTAAATTCTAATTGTGGCGGTATCATTAAATTCGTGTTCATTTCAAATACTTCATTATTTGTTGATCCAGAATTTTTGTTAAATTCAGGCAAAAAATGTTGTATTGTGATCGGTTTCATAACCGTCTCATTTGCAATTGAAATTGACAAATCTGAAAATACCAAAGGTAGTTCGGTCGTGGTCAATCCCTCTAAACCAACATACGAAACAATCGTGTAAACTCCATTTGCTAAAGTCGCATTGAACTTTATAAACGAAATTCTTTGAATAGCCAAAGATTCGCCAGGCTGTAAACCTGTATTTTTTACGTTACAAAACGGGAACTGTCTTGTGCTTGTGTCCAAAAAGAATTGATATACATCTCTACCGTCAATTGGCAAAGTATCGTATATCATTTTTGTTGTGCCTTGCATTTCCTTAATAAACGGATTGCCTAAGCGGTCATTTACGCTAATCATTTTAGATTGCGGATTCATTTTTTGTAAGTTAACACTCATTTTTTTTGATTTTGAAAATTATTAATAAATTGATGATTGGTACATTTCTGAACGATAGTCTTGTAAATTCATGTTGTCATTTAAAAACATTTGCCCGTTGTCGTTCATGTACATTCCTGTATCAATTACCTTAGGCGCATCGTTTAAATAGTTAATATTTTTCGCACCATTAAAATAAACTTCAGAAATATTGCCACTTGAAAAAATACCAGTTCCGATTTCAGATTTAGCGCCAAAAGATATTTTGTTTAAATCTTGGCCAGTGCAAGTTACAGAATCTAATTGTTGGTAAAATTTTATTGTTCGCTCATTACTGCTACCCCAATTTCCAGTGAACTCGCCATTTTCGCGAGCTTCTTTTTTGCCAGTAGATATGAGGTAGATGCCATCAGACGCGCTCGCAGAACCAGTGAATGAAGTTCTTGAAGAGCTTTGATAGAGTGACAAATCTGGAGTATCAATTTGATTAAGAATGCCGAGAGGGTCTTCAACCAAAGAAACTGTTAAATTGTGAGAGTCTTTATAGTTCCAAGTGTGCGACCAACTTTCAGCATAAAAAATTTTCGGACGATTGTAAATTTTTGGCGAAGTATATTTAAACTTGAGATAACCTAAATGACTCTCAAGAAAGTGCAGCATTGACTTGAGCTTGAAGTCGCTCAAGTTTTTATAAGTCAAGTCTAACTTTTTAAAATAATGAATGTTGTCTTGTGTTTTGATTCTTTGCGGGAAAGAATTTTTAAAATTCAAGAATTCAATCGTTGGTTCAGTATCAACGCTGACCCCCAAATCATTTTCGTAAAAGAAATCTTGAGTCCAGAATTCTTCATTTGTGGGAGCCTTATCTAAAGCACCTGTATGATTTTGTTTTGCGTAAAAGAAGTTTTTAATCAAGTTATCTTTTTGAGTCTCAAAATAAACTGGCTGATATTTAAGAAAACTTTTACCAGTTGACCATTCTTCAAAAAAGTAATTGGTGAAACTCATTCCGCTCCAATTCAAAACAGAAGAGTTCCTCTCTACACTAAAGTTTAAAGAGACGTTGTAGAGGTTGTTAGCTTCCATAGAAATGCTAAAACCATTACCGTAACCATAAAGAGTCTTGTAAATTAATGAACCGTCAGCAATGCCAAAACTACCTGTTCCGCTCTGGCTT